AACAGTATCGTGAAGGTACTTTTCGTTTGCACTCTCGCGCTCGGCCATGCTACGAACCCCTCACTGATTTGCGTACCCGAGGAGAACACATGACCCCGCCCAAAGGCAAGCAGCGCTCGATCCACATGGATGACGAGACCTTCGAGCTGCTCCGCAGCATCGCCACCGAGCAGAAGCTGAACCTGTCGTCCGTCGTGCGCCTGGCACTGATGAACTACCAGGGCGGCGGTGCTGCCCCGCTGCGCGAACCGCCGGTGCCGCAGCGCACAGTCGGCAAGCACCCGGCGCTGGCCGCGCCATATGGCAGCGACCAGACACGCGCAACCTCGATCCTGCCCGATCCGAACCAGGAGACCTTCAAGGTCAAGGACGGCCACGTCGCCGGCTCGCGCCGGGCGCCGCCCGCGCAGGAGCGCGAGGACGAGTTCGACGTCTGACACGCCACACCCTCAAGAGGAGAACACCAGTGCCTGAACTTCATTCCCGTATCGTCGGCGGATCGACCGCCTCCCGCGTGCTGCACTGCCCCGGCAGTGTCGCCATCATCGCCAACATGCAGGACCAGCTCGACGGCGCCGCCGATGAGCTGATCGCTGCGGCGCTGAACATGCCGCCCGAGGCGGCCGAGGTGCAGCGCCAGAAAGCCGAGGAGCTGCGCGGCGGGCTCAACAAGTCGTCGAGCTATGCCGACGAGGGCACGGCCCTGCACTCCGTCATGGAGTATCTGGTCCAGCTCGAGAACGTGCTCGACGACAACGCCATCACTTCCGACGCGCAGATCGCCGCGATCTTCGCCGAGAACAGCATCGACTACGAGCGCATGATCGACGCCGTGCTGCCTGCCTACCACCAGTTCAACGACTATCTGGACAAGGTGCTGGCCGAGGACGGCGACGAGTTCCTGCTGCGCGTCGAGAGCCGCGTCGAGTTTCCCGACATCGACGACGCCTTCGGCACCTGCGACGTGCTGATCCGCACGAGCAAGCGGACGATCGTCTGGGATTGGAAGTTCGGCGCCGGCGTGCCGGTCGATGCGAGCTACGAAGTCGAAGTGTCGCTACCGGGCGATAGCCCTGACACGGAGCTTCAGCGGTTCGGCAACGACCAGCTCACCTACTACGCCGTCGCCGCGCTCAACACGCACCCGGATTACTTCGGCGAGGGTGACTGGTCCGTCGAGCTGGTCATCTGCCAGCCGCGCGTGCGCGACGAGCTGTCGACCTACACCTCGTCGATCGCCGAGCTGGAAGACTTCAAGGCCGATCTCGTCGAGGCTGTCGGCGAGGCCCTGAGTGGCAGTGCGACCTACAAGCTGGGCAAGTGGTGCAAGTTCTCGGCCTGCCAGTCGCAGTGCCCGCTGCGGGCCGACAGCCCGGTCGGGCTGGCCCGGCTGGCGGAGAAGCTGAACGGGCTGAAGACGCAGGTTGCCGTAGTCGGCGAGAACCAGACCGTAGAAGCAGGCCGCGATCCTCGCGCGCAGATCGACTACGCCGAAGCTCTTGGCCTGATGCTCGATCTCGGCAAGATCGTCGAGCCCTACCTGAGCGAAGCGGCGAAGCAGGCCTACACCTTCATGGAAGCCGGCGGGCGCATCCCCGGCTACAAGCTGGTGCCGAAGAAGGCCGGGCACGACAAGTTCGAGGACCGCGATCAGGTCGACAAGTTCCTCGGCCGCCGCGGGCTCGACACCGACGAGCGTCGCAAGCCCTGGGACAGTGTCACCCCCGCCGTGGCGCGCAAGCTGCTGAAGGCGAAGGGCGACGAAAAGGGGCTTGTGCTGCTCGAGAAGTACGTGCAGCCTGGCGTCTCGTCGGGTGCGACCATCGCCGAGAGCGATGATCCGCGGCCAGAGTTCCAGACATCAGCAGCGGCGGTCGAGCAGATCGCCGCAAAGCTGAAGCAGATCGGGGTAGCGTGATGAGTTGGTGGGACCGCGCGCCAAAAGACGCGCGGATAGCTCAGATCAAGGGTGGCATCGAACTGGGCATGACTGCAAAGCAGACCCTGCTCGCGTCGGGCGTGCCGCTCGGACTTTATGCTGAAGTGATGCCTCATATCCACATAGTTGCGCGACGCGGGGGGTTGCACTTCCCGCCTTCCGACCGCGTCAAAGTGGCGAAAAAGGCGAGGCAGGTACGACGCGGGGCGCCGATGGCACGCGCAGCCTACTTCGAGGGCGCCCCCGCCGAGGAGCTTTTCGACTAGAGATCGGCGGCTACTAGCCGTTGTGAGGGGTGCGTCTCTCCAACGCGCAGACTACCAAACAGGAAAAAGGAAAGACGACTATGAGCACGAACGTAGCTAACGCCACCGCCGGTGGCGCCATTGCCTCCCTTCAGAACCTGAAGGCCGGTCTCGCCAACGTCAAGGCGACGACCAAGACCAAGGGCGGCGAGCCCATCATGCGCCTCGGCCGTGATGGCAAGTGGATTTTCGGTGCGGAAAACCTCGAAGTCGAAGCTGGCTCGAAGTGGGCGATCAACCCGCTCTCGCTCCAGCACGGCTTCATCTGCTGGAAAGTCATCCCGCATGGCAGCAAGGACACTCCCGAGCTGCTGGGCGAGGAGATGGTCTCCATGTTCTCGGCCAAGCCGGATAAGGGCTCGCTGCCTGACTACGGCCACCCGTGGGCGGACTGCCTCAGCTTCAACCTGCTGTGCCTCGACGGCGAGGACGAGGGCGAGCAGGTGCTGTTCAAGACCAGCTCGACGGGCGGCCTCCGGGCCTCGCTCGAGTTTGTCGGCAAGCTGATGGCTCACCTTGACGAAGACGAAGCGCACCCGGTTGCCGTGGTCGAGCTGGCGTCGGACAGCTATGTCCACAAGCAGTACGGCAAGACCTACTTCCCGGTCTTCGACATCGTCGAGTGGATGAGCATGGACGGCGTCGCCGACGCTGCCCCGGCCGCTGCCGAGGCTCCGAAGGAAGAGCCGAAGCAGGCTGCGGCGGAAGCGCCGCAGGCTCGCCGCCGCGGCGCGGCTGCCGCTCCGGCACCGGCGCCTGAGCCGGAAGAGGAGCCCCCCTTCGAGGAGGACAAGCCGGCGGAAGCCGCGCCTGCCGCCGCGCAGGGTGGCGAGGTTCGCCGTCGCCGTCGCGGCTGACGGTCGGCTTTGCAGAGACCGGCGCCCACGGGCGCCGGTCTTCCTGAGCCGATCTAGAGGAGACGACAAATGGCAATTTACACTGGGCGGGGCACGATCCTCGGAGGCCTTCCGGTCATCGCGGATGTAGACTGGGGCACCGACTACTGGGGTGAAGGCTACGCTGAGATCGGCGCTATCTACTGGATGAAGCGCGACGGCTCCAAAGGTAAGCCGATCCCGCAGAAGGTCTTCGACCGCGCCGAGGTATACGATAGCTGCTTCAGCTCGCTGGTCGAGCAGTTGAGCGAGCAGTGCGCATACGAGGCCGCGGAAGCACGCGGTGAGGCCGCTAAGATGGAGGAGCTGCTCGATGTCGACGCTCAGTGACGACATCCGGGACTACTGCTTTATCGACACGGAGAGTAAGGCGCTGCCGCACACGCGCGGCACGCCCGACGAGAGCGTTGTCGACTGCGGCGCCTATCGCTACCGGCGCGGCGCGCGCGTCACGATGATCCAGCACGCGATCGGCGACGGGCCGGTGACGGTATCCGCCTTCCCAGACTTCGACATCACCCGCAAGTTTCTGTGGATACCGGGCTCAGTGCCCGACGACCTGCTCGCCTTCCACCGCCGCGCCCAGCGCGGCGAGGCGTGGTATGTCGCCTGGAACATGACCTTCGACCGGCTGATGCTCTGCACGATCGACGGCTGCGAGATCACGCCGGAGATGACCATCGACGCGATGGCGCAGGGGCTCGCGTCCAACTCGCCTGGCACGCTCGAGGGCGCCTCGCGCTTCATTGGGCGCCACGGCAAGCAGCAGGACGGCAAGAACCTGATCGGGCTGTTCACCGGCGCCGACGGGTGGCACCACGGCCCGCTGCCGATGGACCCTACCGCGGAACCTGACTGGGCTGGCGATAAGGGGGCGACCCCCCAAACCTGCGCGATGGAGTGGGAGCGCTTTAAGTCGTACGGCGCACAGGACATCGACGAGCTGCGCGCCGTGTTCAAGGCGACCCGCCCCCTGCCCCGCCGCGAATGGGAAGAATACTGGACCAGCGAGCGGATCAACGACCGTGGCATGGGCGTCGACGTCGACTTCTGCTACCGCGCCGACATGATCGCCGTCGCCAACAAGCGGCGTCTGGGGCTCCAGCTCAAGGCGCTGACCGGCGGCAAGATCACCGCCCCGACCCAGCGCGAGCGCATCGCCAACTGGCTCTACGACAGATGCCCCAGCCCGGAGGCGCGCGACGCGCTGGTCAAGACCTGGAAAGATGACGACGAGACGGACGAGGAGGACGCACTGGTGCCGGCCAAGCTGTCGGTGGCGGCCGATCGTCTCGACCGCTACATCACCTACTTCGCCGATCTCGACGAGCGCGTCGGGCTGTCGGACGAGGAGTTCGACCTGCTCCAGATCGCCGAGGCGCGCAGCTTCGGCGCCAGCGCGACGCCCGCCAAGTTCGGCAAGATCGTCGACCACCATGACGAGGGGCGCCTGCGCGGGCAGTATCGCTTCAACGGCGCGCAGCAGACCGGCCGCTTCTCGTCGGTCGGCGTGCAAATTCACAACCTCATTAGGGCTTCCTTAACGGACAAGGCGCATCCTGGTCGCGAGGTTGAAGTGATCGACCTCATCAACACGCTGGAGATTGACTGATGCACACCTCGCTGATCGTACTGCTGACCGCCTCCGCCTTCGGCATCGGCCTCTGCGCCGGCTACCTGCTCGGCTACCCGCACGGGCAGCGCGAGCGTGAGCCCAGCCGCCCGCTGCCGCGCACGCGCCTGCCGCCGCTCCCGCCGACCCATCCCGGTGACAGCTTCGAGGACTTCTCGCCCGTCGCCGAGCGCGACTATGGCGACTACGGCAGCGACCTGCACCCGATCCGTCGCTTCCCCAAAGGCTATTGACAGGTACCGCGAAGGTACCTAGGGTGCCTTCGCGACCTACCACTGAGGAGACTTTCTAAATGGCTCGTATTCTTATCGGCGCTTCCTACAGCGGCTTCGAGCGCGACGCCTTCCGCGCGCTCGGCCACGACGCATGGTCCTGCGACCTGATCGACGGCGAGGGCGACACGACCTACCATATCAAGGACGACGTCTTCTACGTCATCGCGCAGGGTGGCTGGGACTTGATGATCGGCCACCCGCCCTGCACCTACCTGTCGAACAGCGGCGTGCGCTGGCTCTACGACGGGCGCGACGACCTGTTCGACCGCATCCGCAATGAAGAGCGCTGGGAGAACATGCGCAAGGGCGTGGACTTCTTCAACCGCCTGTGGGCCGCCGACATCGAGAGCGTCGTGCTCGAGAACCCTGTCATGCACGGCCACGCGCAGGCGCTGCTCGCCCCCTCGATCGCCTTCGGCTTCAAGCAGACGGTGCAGCCGTGGTGGTTCGGCGATCCCTTCTTCAAGGCGACCTGCCACTGGCGCCGCGGCCAGCGCGTGCAGAACAATCTGGTCCCGACAAACAAGCTGACGCCGCCGATCAAAGGCACCGACGCCTACAAGGCATGGAGCGCCGTGCATCTGGCACCTCCGGGGCCGGAGCGGTGGAAAAACAGGAGCCGGGCCTTCCCCGGCCTATGCGCGGCCGAGGCCGCCCAGTGGGGAGAACTGTAATGGTCAAGACTTTCGAGAACCCCCTGCCCGACAACGTCGGCTGCGGCTGCACCACCCTGCGCGAAGCGCTCGACAAGGTGCTCGCCGAGGTGCAGACCCGGATCAACGCCGGCGAGTGCATCCACGCGATCTTCATGGAAGCCGGCATGTGGGGCATCGTCGGCAATGCGCTGATCGTCGCCGATGAGGCCAGCCTGCTCGACGATACCGACATCGTCGGGCTACGCGCAGCCATGCTGCCGCACGTCACCCAGACCGTGCTCAGCTACGCCACCGGCGTCATTGCCGCGACCTGGGACACGCCCGCTGAGGGGGAGATGAACTGATGGGCCGCAAGAAGAGGATCAGCAGCGGGGCGCTGCACGGCAGCACCCCCTCGGCCGCCCAGTGCGACGGCAAGTTCCCCTACCCCAACGGCGCGCAGGCCTATCGCGTCGCCAAGAAGTCGATCAAGCACAAGCAGGGCGGGCTCGCCGTCTACCGCTGCCCGCACTGCGGGAAGTTCCATATTGGAGGGTCACACATATGAAACAGCAGGTGTACGAAGAGGCGCTGAAGCGCATCGTCGAGATCGTCGACGCGCGCGAGACGCTGATGGTCACGCTGCCGCCCGGCCGAGAGGTAGCTAGTGCGCGGGCCGAGACGCTGCGGACTGTGCGCCACATAGCAAGCGCGGCAATGCGCGGCACCTCGCCGCATGTGGGGCACCAATGACCCGCCAGCTCGACGACGCCTTCCTCGATCGCCTCGCCGAGTATGGCCCGATCGGCAAGACCCTCGGCATGACGATCCGCCCGGCGTTCATCGCCGACAAGGGTAAGACGCTCGTCTGGGGCGATTGGTCTAGCATCGAGGCGCGTGTGATGCCGTGGCTGGCGGCCTCGCCCGGCGGCGACGCAAAGCTGGACATCTTCCGGCAGAACGACGCCGACCCCTCGATGCCCGGCGTCTACCTGGTCACTGCTGGCGAGCTGCTGGGCAAACCCCCGGAGCAAGTCACCAAGGACGAGCGCCAGTCGCACGGCAAGGTGCCGGAGCTGAGCCTACAGTTCGGTGGCGCCACCGGCGCCCTGATGAAGATGGCGGCCAACTATGGCGTCTATCTGGACGAAGAGACGGCGAAGTGGATGGTCGCTACTTGGCGCGAGCGCAACCCGTGGGCGAAGGAGTTCTGGGGCACCTTCAGGACCAACGAGCACGGCGACGTGACGCAGGCCACCGGCCTGTGGGGCGCCGCCCTGCAAGCCTGCCGCGACCCCGGCACGATCTACACCGCGGGGCGCGTCGCCTACATCTTCGACGCCGGCTACCTGGGCGGCACGATGTTCTGCGCCCTGCCCTGCGGGCGGCTGCTGACCTACCCCGACTGCCGCGTCCGCACCCGCACGGTGAAGGACAAGGAGACGGGCGAGGAGAAGGACGTCACCGCGCTATGGTACCGCAAGGCCTTCGGCTGGTCGGCGCTGTGGTACGGCAAGCTGGCGGAGAACATCACGCAGGCGACGGCGGGCTCGATCATGCGCGAGACGCTGGTGCTGCTCGACACCTACCACTCGGATTGGCTGCCTATCGTGGGGCATACCCACGACGAGATCGTCGGCGAAGTCGAAGACGCGCCGAAGATCGTCAAGCAGGCGAGAGACCTGCTCGGCGACCGTATGCTGCACCGCCCGGCGTGGCGTGCAGACCTGCCACTGGCCGTCGAGGTGACGTCCAACTGGTACTACACCAAAGACCCATCCATAGAGGAGTGACGAATATGAGTGACGATCCGAACAGCGCGGGCAGCCCCCGCGAAGCAGACTACACGCCGTTCAAGAAGCGGGTGCAACTATTCCTCAACACGATCTCACCGGGCTCCGGCTTGCTGAACGGTGCCGAGATCGTCGGCCGGATGAACCACTGGCTGCACTTCAACTACGACGACCGCCTCGACTTGCTCGAGCGCGATCGTGCGACGCTCCAGAAGGAGAACGCCGAGCTACGCGGGCAGCTCGACCTGCTGACCAAGGCCGACGCCGAAGTAGCCGACAATATGCAGACGCGCGAAGACCGCAGCGACGTGTGGGCCAGCGCGAAGGCGTGGCTTAGCAAGTCGACCGACGCCGAGGCGTTCGCCGAGCGGCTGGCGGCGGTCGAGGATCGTCTCGCCGCCAATGTCGGCAACACGGTGGCGGCGCACAAGCGCATCGACGGCGCCTTCCGCGCGCTCGACCGCCAGCACGACCGCATCGACTACGCCGAGGACACCCTTCAGCACCACGCCTCACTGATCGCCGGGCTCCAGCGCGTGACTGGGGTAGGAGCTACCGTTGCCGGTCCCGCCGACGAGGCGGCCCAGCCGGAGTTTCCTGATCCGGTGCCCGCCGAGGAGCTGGTTCTAGAGCGCGGTTCGATCGTGCGCATCCGCGAGGGCACGCATACTGGGCTTGCTACTCTTGACCACAAGCGCGTCTGGGAAGTCGTCGGTTTCTTCAGCCCGGAAGGCGAGCCCGCGAACGTGCAGCTCGGCCTGTACCCCTGGAGCAGCGAAAGCCCCCGACCGATGCACTGGGTTAGGCTCGATGACATCGTCGGGCTCGCCGAATGAAAGCCTGGGTCGACATGTCCGCGCGCGAGCGCGGGGAGGCGGCGCACCATCAGGTGCGCCGCCTAGGCCTTTCCTACACCGAGGCCGCGGCGCTGCTGGGCACCAGCAAGAACAGTATCAGCGGGGCGCTGGGTCGCTTCGAGGGGCGCACGCCGAAGAACCCGCCGCGCGAGCGGCGCCCGATCGAGGCGCGAGAGCGCGAGGCGCCCGACCATGTCCACGCGGTGGCGAAGGCGCAGGTCTCCGAGTTCACCCGCATGTGGACCGAGGGCGCGACGCTGAAGTTCATAGCCTGGAAGTTGGGCTGCTCGTCGACGACCGTGCGCGACACCGCAGCGCGGCTTGGTCTACCGCCCCGCGCCAACCTCGCGCGGCACGCCAGCGACGTGCTGACGGTGCGCGTCGAGCAGCGCACGGCCGACAAGGTGCGTGAGCTGGCGGCCCGCCGCGGCGTGCATCTGTCGGCGCTCCTGCGCGAGCTGATCGACAAGGCGCTGGCCGAAAGCGGCCAGACAGAATAGAAAAAGAGCCCCCGGTAACGGCCGGGGGCTTAGTGTTTTCAGATCGCAAAGGAGGGCGGGAGATGCCCGACACAACATCTAGCGTAACGGCGCTGCGCGCGCAACTAACTGAGGCTCAGAAAGCGTGGCTTCAGAACAACCCGGAGTTCCGGCTCGCAGGGCCGCCGCGGAAGGTGTTCTTCCTCGAGAGGGGGAACCTCTACGCTGACGGCACCTACGAGGAGCTGAAGCCCGGCGTGGTCATTCAGCTATCCCGCCGCCCCGTGCTCGTCGCCATCTATGACGAGGAGCGCAACCGTGAGTAACCTAGCCCTACGCAAGCAGCTCCTAGCCAACGGCTACACGCCCCTGCCCAACATCGGCAAGGCCTGCTACCTCGAGGGGTGGCCGAAGGTCGAAGTCGACGAGGCGCGCATCGAGCGCTGGGAGCGCCGCAATTCGCGCTTTCAGGACACCGGCATCAGGATCGAGAACGGCCTCGCCGTGATCGATCTCGACATCGAGGACGAGGACGGGATGCGCGCCGTCGCCGAGGCGATCGAGGCCGCCTTCCCGCAGCTCCTCGGTGCGCTGGTGCGCTATGGCAAGGGCAGCAAGGAAGCGTGGTTCTGTCGTACGGCGGAACCATTCGGGCGCATCCATACCTTCCGCTTCTGGTCGCCGGGTCGCGGCGACCCCGACGTCGACACCGCGCATTGCGTCGAGATATTCGGCGGCGGTTCGCCGCGCCAGTTCGGCGCCTTTGGGGCGCACACGCGCAACCAGGCGGGCGAGGTGGTGATCGCCTACCAGTGGGTGATGCAGGAAGGGATGGGCGGAGCTTCGGCCTTCCCGCCCCGTGAGCTTAGCCCAGTCAACGTGCCGCTCGCCGAGCTGCCGGAGTTGACCAAGGCGGACTTCTTCAGGATCGCCGAGATCGCCGAGGCGACGCTGCGGGGGCTTGGCTTCGAGCAGGTGCTCCGCTCGCAGTCAGGCGAGAGCGAGGCCGTCAGGGTCTACGACCTGACGGACGAGATGACCTTCGAGACCAATCGCGAGGAGGTGGGCGTCACGCTCGCCGAGCTGCATGATCGCGCTGGCGAGGAGGGGCTGCGCGTCTCGGCCTCGTTCATAGAGCCCGGCCGTGGGCATTCGCTGACGCGCTGCCTCGTCGGGCGCTCGCATAGTGGCGAGCTGACGATCTGGGATAGCGCCTCGGGCGTCACGCACATGCCGGCCGAGGCCGATCCGAAGGATGTGATCGAGCGGCAGCTCGACGTCGACGCCGTCGCCGCCAAGCTCCGCCGGCTGGCGGAGATCGAGAGCGAGAAGAAGGCCAAGCGCCGCGCCAAGCTGGGCGCCGATGATGACCATCTGATCGCCGCCGGCAAGCTGCTCCAGACGCACGCCCTGTGCCCGAACCAGCAGGCCTCGGTGGTGCCGCTGTGGGCGGAGGCGACGACGGACGGCATGACCCTAACCAACTTCCGCCATTCGATGGCGCCGTGGGTGGGGCACGAGAAAGGGCCGCGCGACGGCGACATCAAGATCAACCCGGTCGACCTGTGGCTGGCGTCGAAGGAGCGCGTGACGGTAGAGGGGTTGCGCTTGCGGCCAGACCAACCGCGCCCGACCTTCGAGGAGGGCGGCAAACGCTTCGTCAACATCTACAAGCCGGAAGTCCACCCTGACGAGGGCGGCAGCCCTTGGGGCGGCCAGGAGCTGCTGCGGCAGTTGCTGCCGGAGCAGGTCGAGCGCGAGTGGTTCACCCGCTGGCTGGCCTACAAATGGCTGCACCCGGAGATACCCGGCCCCGCCGTGCTGATGGTGGCGCGCCGCTTCGGCACCGGGCGCGGCACCCTCGGCGAGCTGCTGAAGCGCATGTTCGGCGGGCGCTACGTCAACGAGATCGGCTTCGACCACTTCGTCGGTCGCACGTCACAGTCGCAATACACCGGCTGGCAGGCCGACAGTCTGGTGGTGCTGGTCAACGAGAGTTCGACGTCGGACAACTCGTCGACCTTCAAGGCCAAGCACGACACCTATGAGCGGCTGAAGGAGATCGTCGACCCCCGCCCGCGCGAGCGACTGATCGTCGAGAAGCATATCAAGTCGTTTCGGGCGAGGACGAGCGCGAGCTACGTGATCGCAACCAACAACCCTGACGCCCTGCCGCTGCCGGAGGAAGATCGTCGCTTCGCGGTGCTCGCCAACGGCGACCCGCAGGCGCCGGAGTTCTGGGACAGCATCAACGCCTGGATGGAGGAGCCGGCGAACGTCGGCGCCTTCGTGCGGTGGCTGGAGGCGGTCGATATGGCAGACTACTCGCCGTTCGCGCCGCCGATCAAGACAGCCAGCAAGCAGGCCATGAGCGATCTGTCGCTGTCGTCGATCGACCGAGCGCTCGAGGAGGCGCTGGCCGAGCTGCCGGGCGAACTGGTGCTGCCTGAGCAGGTGCTGAGCGCCATGCGCAAGGTGCGCGACGAGAACAGCTACGACTTCCCCGATCGCTGGGAGCAGGGCGCGCGGCGGGCGATGCAGAAGCTGCTGCACCGCGTCGGTGTCAAGGACGGGCCGAGCTGGGTGCTCAAGATCGAGAACAAGCGGTACCCGATCTATGCCCGCACAATGGCGACGGCAGCACGCTGGGCGCCAGCTACGCCCGACGAACGGCGGCGCGAAATTCTCAGAAACGGCTCGCCGAACAGCGACCGCAGCGTGCAGGAAGCGCTCCAGAAACTGCGTTTGGCGGTCGATAATGCGTAGGTACGCGGCGCGGCGTAGGTACGCGGGTCGAGAGGCTCGCCGTACCTGCGTACCCCCGGCGTACCTACGCGCGGAGGTGGTGTAGGTACGGCTCGGATCGTTGATTTCATTGAGGTTCTAGCGCTATCGTACCTACGTACCTACATGAAACATAATACCCTTATCAAAGTACATAAATGTGTCTTATGTAATGGTTTATAAGCTCTAGGGAACTGTAGGTACGGGGGTACGCGACGCAAAAAGGCCGCCCGATGGGGCGGCCTCGACGGGCGGTGCAGCGATGCGACGATCAGCCAGCGGGGAAGTGGTGGCGCATGTAGAGGAAGATGGCCTCGCTGCGATCAGAATGCGCACGGCGATCGCGGGCGATTACCTCCTCGAGCTTGTCGACGCCGTCGTCGCTGATCTCGCACTGCGAGTTGGTGCCGACGTGCATCAGGACGTTGCCGCCGCGGCCGGCGCCGTGGCGCGAGAGGCGGAGGGTGCCGTTCAGGTGGTTGGTGGTGTCGATGATCGTCATGGCGCAGCTCCTTTGTGTGCGGCTGATTTCGATGAGCGCGATCTCGCGCAGGTGGTCGAGGGTCACGGCTCAGAAGCCGCAGGCCTTGAGGAAGCGGCTCTTGTCGAAGGCGGGGTTTTCGTTGCGGAAGACGACGCAGAGGTTGTTGGCGAGGTTTTCGAGGGCGGCGAGGCGGCCATCCTGCTCGGCCTGCGTGACCGGGCCTTCGAGGATGATGCTCAGCGCGTTCAGGCGCTCGGCATCGATCTCGGCGGCGAACTTGATGAAGTGCTTCTTGGTGAGTGCCATTTGAAATCTCCGTTTGCTTGGCTGCGGCGTCTCAGCGCCGATGTCCACCCTTATAAGGTACCGTGACGGTACCGTCAAGCGTCTTGTTGAAACAATCTGCGACCACGAGTATGTTGGCGCCATGAGCCAAGCAGCAGTACAGCCCCGCGTCGGCATCAGCCGCACGCTACGCCGCGCCCAGGGCGAGGACGAGAGCGCACCCAAGCGCGTAGGGCGCCCCACCGACTACGATCCGTTCATGGTGGCCGAGGCCGCCGGCATGATCCAGATGGGCGCCACCGACGGTGAAGTGTGCGAAGCGCTAGGCATCAGCTCGGCCACCTACTACCGGTGGGTGCACGTCGTGCCCGGTTTTCGAGAGACTATCGAACGCAGCAAAGGCGCATTGATGCGCGTCGAGAACAGCCTGTTCAGTCGAGCCGTTGGCAAAGCTAAAAAGCGCGTCACCATCACCGACCCAGAAGGCAAGGTGACGGAGCGCGTCGAGGAGCTTCCGCCAGACCCGCGAGCCCAGCACATATGGCTCACTAACAAGTCGCCGGATAATTGGCGCAATCGCACCGAGCATCAGCTCGTCGTCCCCGTCGACGACACGCCAGCGCTGCCGGCTGAAGAGCAGGACGTGCGCAAGCTCGCGCTTGCTGCTATAGCTCTCATGCGCGAGGCTGGCGACGCAGCCCCGATGATCGAGCAGGCCGGCTTCGAGCCGATGCCTGCTGACGTGTCGTACGACGATGAATACGAGGAGATCGAGGACGATGAGCAAGACGAAGACTTTGACATCTGATGGCGAAGAGCTGGCCGACATCTACGCCGCCCGGCAGCAGGTGCGCGAGAAGCGCGACCAGCTCACGAGCGACGTGCAGCGGTCGATGCTGCGCGATGCTACGGCCTACGGCACCGGCTTCGCGCTCGACGGCAAGCACATCCCCGCCGAGCGGGTGCTGATGTCGAGCGAGGAGATCGTCGCCGAGCAGGCGACGAAGACCCGCTCGCCGGAGCTGGCGACGCTCGCGGCCCGGTACATCAACCTCGACGCGCTGAACGTTGAAGGGCTGCCCCCTATCGACGCCAAGACCCTGGCCGCTGACGTGCGCACGCTCGCCGCCAGCGTGCTGAGCCAGGCCGCCCCCAAATGACCGAGATCACGACCGTCACCGGCCGCCCGGTCTTCGAGATACCGCGCAAAGGTGAGATGAAGGCCGGCGTGCTCTACACGCGCACCTGGCGAGCACCGTTCACCAACGGGCTCACCGACCTGTGGCGCCAGCGCTGCCATGAATACTGGGAGCGCATCGAGAAGCGCTACGGCGTCATCCTGAGCGAGCCGCGCAACGCCTGGGAGGACTTCCCAGACACCGGCCCGGTGGTCGCCACCTACGCCACCGTGCTCGCCATTGTGCCCGGCGAGCGCTACGCGCTGCCTGATGGGGAGAAGATCACGCAATGAGCATTCTGGACATCGAGCCCTCGACGCCGAAGCAGGCCGCCGAGTTCATCCGCGCCCTAGACGATCGCGAGGAGCTTGGCCGCAACAGCCTCGCCATCGCCTTCGGTGGCGGGCACGGCGCCAAGCGCGCCAAGGCCGCCCTCGCCGCGGTGCGCCTGCTGGTACGCAGCCAGCTCGGCGAGCCCGAGCAGCTCAACCTGTTCGGAGACAGCGCCGCGTGACCGATCTGCTCGCCGACATGGAGGCCCGCATCCGCGGGATGCCACAAGCCGACCGCGACAAGCTGGCGAAGCTCGCCGCTGCCCAGCTCGGCCGCTCGTGGCTGCCTCAGCCTGGCCCCCAGTCGGACGCCTACTACAGCCTCGCCGATGAAACGCTCTACGGTGGCGCCGCCGGCGGCGGCAAGACCGACCTGCTGATCGGGCTGGCGACCACCATGCACGAGCGCTCGGTGATCTTCCGCCGCCAGTCGACCGACCTTGAGACGATCTGGAACCGGCTGATGGCCGTGGCTGCGGGGCGCATCGTCAAGACGAACGCATCGACAAAGAAGATGAAGCTGAGCGATGGGCGCTTCATCGAGTTCGGACACCTCGAGAAACCCAACTCCGAGAAGAGCTGGCAGGGCAACGCGCATGATCTCTACGGCTTCGACGAGGCCGCCCAGCTCGAGGAGGCCAAGGTCATCTTCGTGTGCCAGTGGCTGCGCTCGACCAAGGAGGGCCAGCGCAAGCGCATCGTGTTCGCCACCAATCCGCCCATCCCCGAAGTCGACGAGAGCGGGCAGATCACCGACACCGGCACTGGTGCTTGGCTCAAGGAATGGTTCGCCCCGTGGCTCGAGGAGACGCACCCGAACCCTGCCAAGGCCGGCGAGCTGCGCTGGTGCTACATGCGGATTGACGGCGACCGCTACATCACGGTCTGGGTCGACGGCCCCGGCGCCTACGTCTACGAGACCGGCGAGCCCGTGCCTGGCTACACTGACGAGGACGTCAACAGCGGGCGCGTCGCCGTGGCGATCTCCCGCACCTTCGTCAAGTCGCTGCTGAAGGACAACGCCTACCTGCGCAACACCGGCTACGCCGCCAAGCTCTCGACGACGCCGGAGCCGCTGAAGTCGCTGCTGCTCAACGGCACGTTCACGCTGAAGGTGGAGGATCACCCCTTCCAGGTCATCCCGACGCAGTGGGTGCTCGAGGCCAATGAGCGCTGGCGCGATCGGCAGCGCGCCAACGAGGTGCGCAACCTGCGGCAGCTCGTCCTCGCCGGTGACGTGGCTCAAGGAGGCATGGACATGACCGTCCTCGCCTCGCTGCTCGAGACCGACTATTTCGAGGAGCCCTTCGCCCAGGCCGGCCGCGCAACGCCGACCGGCAAGGAGATCATGGCGCTGCTGCTGCACCGTCGCCGTGACAACGCGCTGTTGGTGCTCGACGGCACCGGCGGGTGGGCGGGCTCGACGCGCGACCTGCTCGAGACGCATCACCAGATCATCGCCGAGATGTGCGTGTCGAGCGAGAAGTCCGCCGGCTGGACCGAGGACATGCGCTACAAATTCGCCAACATCCGCACCGAGCTATGGTGGGGCTTCCGCATGGCGCTCGACCCGAAGTCGCAGTTCCAGATCGCCCTGCCTCCGAGCACGCGCCTGACCTCGCAGCTCACCGCACCGATCTTCTTCATCGAAGGCAAGACGCTGCGGATTGAAGGCAAGCCCGACCTGCGCAAGCGCCTCGGCTCCTCGACTGACGAGGCCGACGCCGTGCTGATGGCGTGGATGTACCGCGACCAGGCGCTCGCCGAGCGCTACCGCTATGTGCCCGACGTCGTCGAGCGCATCGTGCATGGCAAAACCGAGCGCTCGATGCGTGAGGAGATGAACACGGCCATGCCCCTCGAAGACCCATTGAAGGATTTCCGCTGATGGCCCCCATGAACGCAAACGACGGCCTCCTGCGCTTAGTCGCATATGTAGGCTTTGGCTTTCTCATACTCGGTGTCTGTGCAGGCGCCTTGCTGGCGCGCTGGCTGACAGTCGCGCTTTGATCGAAATCCACGCAGCCACCCTGCGCGATGCGAGCTGGATCACCGCCAACCTGCGCCAGCTCGATCGCGAGGAAATCTTCTGCCAGCTCGACGAGCGCGTCACCACGGCGCAGCTCGCCGAGTGGCTGATCCTCGGCGGCGAGGGCTTCATCGCCTACGACCGCGGCGAGCCCGTGCTGCTGTTTGGTACCTCGCTCGTGACCGTGTGCAGCATGTCGGCCTGGGCGATGGGCACCGAGGCGATGCGGCGCGCCGTGCCGACCGTCAACGACTTCCTGCTGTCGACGCACATCCCCGCCCGGCTGGCGGCCGGCGTCAATAACATGGAGGCGCGCAGCCTCGTCACGCACCATGAAGCGCACCGCTGGATGGAAGGCCTCGGCGGCGTGCGCAGCGGCGAGCCATACCTGTTCGGCAAGAACGGCGAGCTGTTCGTGACCTACCGCTGGACGGTATCCACATACCGCGCTATAAGCGCAGCCAAGGGGATCGTGCAGGTACCGCAGGAGAGCGTCTAGATGTGCCTTGGTGGTAAAACCGCGATGCCGAAGGTCCAGGCCGCTGCCCCAGCGCCGACCCGTGAAGGTGTCACCGCCTCGACCGATCCGATCTCGCTGGCCGAGCAGTCGCGCCAGCTCTTGCAGAAGCGCATGGGCGTCTTCGGCAACATCAAGACCACACCGCTCGGCGATGCGTCGTACGGCAACTTTGCAAAGTTTGGCTGATGGCGATCCTTAACGACCTGCTCGACGAGTTCGATCAGCTCACCACCGGCCGCTCACGCTGGGAGCGCTATTGGCGCCAGATCAGTGCGTGGGTACTGCCGCAGACCGACCAGTTCGACAGCATGGTGCAGCAGGGCGGCGCCGCCTCGATCCTCGCCGTCACCGGCGCGCCGGTCGCCGCCGAGCGCTCCAAAGACATTTACGACATGACGAGCCTGTGGGCGATCGATCGCCTGACCAGCGGCCTCGTCAGCCTGAAGACGCCCGAGAGCGACAACTGGCACGACCTCGATCGTGACGACGACTTCCGCACCGGGCCAGCTAGCCACGAGGAGAAGATCGCCCTCGAGCGGCTGCGCGACTACCTCTTCAAGATGCGCGCCAACCCAAACTCTGGCTTCTGGCCGAGCCACAAGGCCGCCATCAAATCCATGTGCGCCTTCGGCGACGGCTGGCAGTACATCAAGGAGGAGCACGGCAAGCGCACGCCCTTCTCCTACCAGTTCATCGCCCTGCCCGAAGTCTACCCAGGCGTCGGCCCGAACGGTCGACCCAACCGCATGTTCCGCCCGTTCCTGTGGACGGCCAGCCAGATCGCCACCGAGTTCGGCGACAAGGCCGGCTCCAAGGTTATCGAGATGGCGAACGACCCGAAGCGGCGCCACGAGCGCATTCGTGTCATGCACGCCGTTCGGCCGCGCAGTGACGAGCAGCGCAACTTCACCGGCGTCCGCGGCGCCCAGTACGCGAGCTGGTACTTCCTGCCCGACGAGAAGCACCTGATCGGCGAGGGCGGCTTCTACGAGTTCCCCTTCACACGCTACGCCTGGAGCAACCAGGGCCAGCGCCCATACAGCGAAGGCCCGGTGGCTTACGCCATCGCCGAAATCCAGTCGCTCAATGCGATGGCGCGCGACGAGCTGCTGGCCGCCCAGATGGCGCTCCGCCCGCCGCTCGGCACGATCGGCAAGAACTTCGGCCGCATCAACTTCAATGCTGGCGCCGTCAACCCCGGCCTCGTCAATGGCGATGGCCGCCCGCTCTTCTCGCCGCTGAACGCTGGCGCCCGCCCCGACTTCGCTGCCGCCATCATGGAGCCACGTCGCGCCTCGATCCGCGAAGCGCTCTACCTCAACCTATGGCAAATTCTCGTCTCCGATGCCGGCGCCGGCCCGGAGACCGCCACCGAGGCCATGCTGCGCGCCCAGGAAAAGGGCGAGATGCTTGGCCCGGTCGGCATCAGCCTGAATGAAGGCCTCAGCGCCAACGTCGACCGCGAGATCGGCATCCTCAGCCGCAAGGGTGCCTTCGCCCAAGGCTCGCCGCTCGCCATGCCCGACAGCCTCGCCGGCGTCGACGTGGCGCCGCAGTTCACCTCGCCGCTTGATCGGCTGCGCAAGGTTAGCCAGATCGTCGGTGCCCAGCGCACGCTCGAGATCGCCGTCGCGCTGGAACAACTCAAGCCCGGCATCATGGCGCGCATCGACGCCGACGAAATCCTCGAGCTGGCGCAGGACGTCTACGGCGCCCCGGCCAAGATGCTGCTGGCCCGCGAGATCGGCAAGGCTGCCGCCGAGCAGAGCCAGCAGTTGCAGCAGACGGCGACCACGCTTGCCGGCGTCGAGAGCGGCGGCAACGCCATGCGGGCGATGGGCGAAGGCGCCACCGCAGCAGCCACCGGCGCTGAAGCGCTCAAGGCTTCGCCGGCCGTGCAGCGCGCCCTCGCCTCCATGCAGCAGGCCGCTTGATGCGTACCGTCCTCGACGTCCTCCCCAGCAATCTGCACGGCGATCCGGCCGCCATCCAGCGCCGGATTGCGCAGGCCTATGGCGCCACGTTCGGCGGCAATGGCGGTATCGAAGACGCCGAGATCGTGCTGGTGGACATGGCACAGTTCACGCGGTACTATGATACCGCAATGATGACGACACCCGCCGACCAGGTCAAAGCCCATGATGCCCGCCGCGCTGTGTTCCAGCGCGTGATGGAAGGCTTGGCCGCGGACGGGCGCGAGCCTGTCGGCTTACTGTCTGCGGTGCTGCGAGCACCGGCGATCGACAACGAGGAGAACTGAGATGCGCTTCCACGTACATGAAACCTCCCCTTGGCACTCAATCCTTCGCGAAGGCGAAGGCGAGGGTGGCGGTTCGGGCGGACAGTCTGGCGCGGAAGGCGGCGGTGGCGAAGGTGAAGGCAACGGGGCTTTCGTCTTTGACGCCGGGAAAGCATTCGAGGGACTGGAAACAGACAACCTCGAATGGCTCCAGAAGGCAGGTTTGCGCGACGACCCCAAGGCCCTCGCCAAGCACGCCCACAACCAGGAAAAGCTGCTCGGCAACGCCATCCGCGTTCCGGGCAAGGACGCCACCCCCGAAGAACGCGATGCGTTCCTCAACAAGCTCGGCCGGCCTGCGAAGGCCGACGACTACCAGCTCGCCGCGCCCAAGGAACTGCCGGAAGGGTTGCCGTACGACGGCGAACTTGCGACAGCCTTCAAGGGCAAGGCCCATGAGCTGGGGCTGACAGCAGCGCAGGCCGCCGGCCTGCACGACATGTTCGTCGCCTACAACGTCAACGCTTACACTGCCGCGGTCGAAGGTTCGGTCGAGCAGTTGAAGGGGAAGGCGCAGACGGCGACGGAGACGCTGACCAAGCTGTGGGGACCGCTCGACGGTGACACCGCCAAGGCGAATTTCGCGATCGCGGATCGCGTGTTTGCACTGGCGCCAGGCGGAACGGAAGTCCTCGAGGAACTGAAGGGCCTTGGCCTTGTCGGTCCCAACAAGGAAATCCTGTCCGCCCCGATCGCCAAGATGCTGGCAAGCATCGGCAATGCGCTCTACGCCGAGGACAGCGTCCTCCGCGGAAACCCGCAGGCAGTCGGAAACCCGTTCAAGGATGGCGACGGCTTCAACCTGACCGCGGCAATGGCGGCAGTCAAAGCCGACCCGGATAACGCCCGCAGCCTGATCGCTGCGGCTGGCAAAAAGCCCGCTGAGTTCGGGCTCTAATCTGGAGCAACAACTATGAGTACCGTTCGCCTTTCCGACGCCATCGAGCCGACTGTCTTCAACGGCTACATGAGCGTCAACACCATGCAGAAGTCGGCCTTCTATGGCTCCGGCGCCCTGCGTTCCGATGGCGACCTCTCGGCGAAGCTCGCCGGCGGCGGTCGCACGTTCAACGTGCCGTTCTGGCGCGATCTGGACGACGAGGAGCCCGATGCGGCCTCGGATGATCCGAACAGCCACGCCGAGCCCGGCAAGCTGACTTCGGCCAACGATGTCGCTCGCCGGATCATCTGGACCCGCGGCTGGTCGACGGCCAACCTGGTCGCCGAGCTGGCCGGCTCCGATCCGATGAAGCGTATTGCCGAGCGCGTCGCTGCCTACTGGGCACGCCGTCTCGACGACGCCGCCATCGCCGTGCTGCGCGGCGTCTTCGCCGACAACGTCACGAACGATGCCGGTGACATGGTCGAGGACATCTCGTCCGACAGCGCCTCCGCCATCACTGCCGCCGAGCGCATCAGCTTCGAGGCAGTGGCCGACGCCGCCCAGACGATGGGCGACGCCAAGGAAGCCCTGAGCCTTCTGGTCATCCACTCGGAAGTCCAGAACCAGCTCGCCAAGAACGACCTGATCGACTTCGTCCCCGACAGCCAGGGCAACCTGACCGTGCCGACCTATGCCGGCAAGCGCGTCATGGTGAGCGACAAGGTTCCGGCCATCGCTGGCACCAACCGCATCCGCTACTGGAACTTCCTGATCGGCGCCAACGCGCTCGGTTGGGCGGAAAGCCCGGTTGCGAAGCCGGTCGAAGTCGAGAGCGACCCCTCCGCCGGTGACGGCATGGGTGTCGAAACCCTGTGGACCCGTCGCCAGTTCGCCATGCACCCGTATGGGATCAAGTGGACTGATGCGTCGGTCGGCGGCGAGTTCCCGACTGTTGCCGAGCTGCGGCTCGGCGCCAACTGGGATCGCGTCTACCCGGAGCGCAAGCAAATCCCGCTCGCGCTGCTCATCACGAACGGCTGACGTCGCACCTCAGCCTAGCCGGGGTGGCGTCCTCCTCTCGCCGCCCCGGCGCTTTGAACAAGGTCAAGGAGACCGAAAATGGGTAAGGGACTTCCCCGCTCGCTGGCTCGCAGCTCCCGGTTCACCGACACGGCCGCCATTGCGGCGCTCGCGGGCACGCTCACCGGCACCGTCGACGGCACCATCGCCAACATCGCGGCGACTGCCGCAGCCACGGCTGGCGGCTCCGCGCCGACAGCGGCCCAGGTCGACACCGGCATCGCCACGGCGGTCGCATCGATCGTCACTGGCACCAACACTCAGCTCAAGGAAATTCAGACCAAGCTGAACGAAATCCTCGCCGCGCTTCAGGCGTAAGCGAGTAGTCCGCGCCTGCCGGATGCAGGTTGACTATAGCCAAGGGATAGCATCGCTATGGGCTTCCGCAAACACTGGGAAACGCGCCCCCGCACCGACTACTTTGAGACCTTCAACGACTTCTTGAAGACCTCGGACTATACTGCCGGTGACTGGACCATCACCAATGGCGGCTCGCCGACCATTGCAGTCGACGTCGATGATGTCGGCGGTATTCTGTCGATCGCCACCGGCGGCACCGACACCAACAGCTCGAGCCACCAGAGCAAGATCGAGGCCTTCAAGTTCGTCTCCGGCAAGGCGATCGAGTTTGAAGCCGCCTTCGCGCTCGATGACGTCGTCGACAGCATCTTCATGCTCGGCCTCGCCATCACCGACACCTCGCCGCTCGACGCGACCGATCGCCTGGTCTTCAAGAAGGAAGACACCGAGAGAACGCTGTCGTTCCAGTGTACCAAGGACGGCTCGACCGTCTCGACGGTCGACGACTTCGTCACCCTGGTGAACGCCACGCAGGTCAAGGTCGGCTTCTACTACGATGGTTCGACCGCCGCCGTGGCCGGCAGCGGCGCAGCGCCGACGATCGACGTCTACCTCAACGACGTTCGCGTCGGCGCGGTGCCGATCACCAATGCACCGGACACCGAGATGTGCATCACTGCGCATGTCGTTACCGGCAAGACCGGCGCCGTCACCGCGAAGATCGACTACATCCGCGTGGTGCAGGAGCGCTAAGCTCCAGCCTGAAACCGGCGGGCGCCTTCAGGGGGCGCCCGCCTCAACTCAAGAGGAAGCCATGAGCACCACCGCCGACGAAGCCCAGAAGAACAGCAACCAGCTCGTACCGCGCGGCACCGATCGTGTGCGACGGCGTACGCAGCAGGCCGAGGCCAAGGTCAAGGAGCGCGAAGAAGTCGCGAACCTGACGTCGCCTTCCGGTCCGGCGAAGACCGCCGCCATCGAGGCCAACAAGGTCAAGCGCAAGGAGACCTTCGGCACCACCAACCGTGACCGCCGGATCGTCGAGCAGACGCAGAACAAGGCGCGCGCCGACGTCGAGGCGGCGCAGGTCAGCTCAGCCGTGCCGTCGCCGCTGGCGACGCTCGTGCCCGGTCAGCAGGTCGACCACGTCACCGCCCGCCGCTTTATGAAGGAGCGCAACGGCGAGAGCCGCGACGAGAACCGCCAGGCCGCTCAGGCTGCCGCGGTGGCCGTGCGCGACGTGCTCAACGGTCGGCCGACCTCCGCCACCCGCACCCGCAAGGCAGCCAAGCACGCTGCTGCGCAGGTCGCCGCCAACGCGAAGAAGACCACCTGACATGGTGACGGCCGTCCAGGCGTATTGGCTGAACCGGAAGCGCCGCCAGAAGCGGCGCGCTGGCGACGCCTACCCTGACAGCGTCACCCTAAACCCCAGCTTCGTCTACGAGCTGGAGGATTGGACCGCGGCGTACACAGGCACAGTGCAGGATGTAGGGTGGGCGCCCGACTACGCTATCCTGCATCGCATCGACGCCAGCAACTACAACGCCGTTCGGCAGACGCACACCCTGGTCGACGGCGACTGGTACCAGGTCACGGCCTCGGTGCTGGGCGCCTACTCCGTGCTGGTGCGGGTTGGCGACACCCTCGGCGGACAGCAGACCGCCACGGAGTTTGCGGTCGCGGGCGGCGCCACGGAGACGGTGGTGTTCCAGGCGACCGCTGCAACGACGTATTTGCAGGCCCGCTCGCAGGCCAACGGGCAGGACACCTTCATCGACCTGCTGATGATCGAGCCGTTTACCGGCGATCTCCCGGTGATCGAGCTTTCGGCGCTGACGGTTGCCGAAGATGCGTCCATTGGCACCCTGATCGGCACGTTGTCGACGGCCAATGCCCCCGCAACCTGGGGAACGAGCACCTATACGATCACGGCCGATCCTGATGGGGTCTTTGCGCTCGATGGCGCCGACGACACGCTGTTTGAGGTTGGTGCTGCGCTCGACTACGAGACGGCGACCTCGCATCTGGTGACTATCACCGACACGCCGTCCGGCCCGTTCGATCCGATAAGTCGACAGTTTACGATTTCTGTCACCAACGTGCTGGAAGTGACGCTCAACGCCTTGAGCATTGACGACAACACCGCCGTTGAGGACGCGGCGTGGAGCGCCACCATCACCGGCAAGACATCCGGTTCGACCATCACGGCGACATCGAGCGACGGAACGATCCTGACGGTTGTTGGCACGACGGTATCGGGTACGTTTGCCGCCGCAGGCTCCCCGACGATTACGCTGCAAGAAACGCACCCTGACGCCGCTCCTGTTGAAACGGAGATCGGGCTAACGGTCGAAGCCGCTCCGACTGGCGTGCCGCAGATCATCGTCATCGTCTACGGCCAATCCAATGCCGGCAATCTGGTGTTAACCTCCTCCGGTTCGGTGCCGACGCCTGCGGCAGAAACCTATGCGTGGGATCCGGCAACGTCGACATGGCTTGCGCCAGACGATCTGGCAGTGCCAGTGCGCGATGGCGGCATCAACATTCTCAACCGGTTGCGCGAAGAGAACCCGACCAAGACCATTGGTTTGATTTTCTCGTATAAGAACGCGACTTCCGCCGTAGACCTTGCCGAGGGTGCGCCGGGAGAGGCTGATGCAGGCGCGTGGTTGACGCTCAAGGGGCGGATCAATGACAGCGGCGCAGCAAGCGCCGAGGACCATTACATCGTTTGGCGTCAGGGGGAGCACGAGGGCAACTCGGCTGGCATCAACACGGCGGCCTATCATGCCGCCCTGTCCGCCATTCACCAGTCCATTGCCGATGAGCTTGGTGTTGCCAAGGCGGCGGTGCCCTTCATCGTTTCGAGCCTTGCGCCGCTCAACGATCCAACAGATACCTGGATTGCCACGAGCGCGACATGGAGCGCGGTCAACGCGGCGCTCAAGGACGTTGAGGGCACCAACACCAATCAGTGGTTCTCGCACTCAAACTACGACGCCACGCTGGGCGATGCCGTTCATGAAGACGGTGCCAGTTGCGGTCGGAGCGGGCTGCGGTATGCCGAGACGATCCTTTGGCTGCGCGGGCAGACTGCGGATCGTCCGCACTGGTCGATTGCCTCGGTTGAGCGCACCAGCGCGACCACCACTCGGGTGAACCTGACCCATAGCATGGGCACCGACTTTACCCCGACCTCCGGGATTGCTGGCTTCGAGATCAGCGATGATGGCGCGACGTGGATCGCGGCGGTCGGTGCCCGCATTGATGCGGACACGATAGAGCTGACGCACACGACACTCGGCGCAACCACCGCCGATGATCGATATGTGCGTTACCAGTACATGGCCGACAGGGCAGATGAAGACGTACTTCCAGTTGTGGTGGACAACAGCGCCCTTACCGTACCGCTGACCATGTCGGCAGGCGATGTCCTGGTGAAGTACGCCCTGCCGGTGATGACTTCCTCGACAACGTTCTCCACGCCGGAAAACCAGACCTACGTTGCCGACCTGACGTGTTCGCGGCCCTCGACCTTCGCTATTGGCGGGACCGATGGCGCGCTGTTTGAAATCCAGAGCGGCGACGAGTTGCACTTTGTCGATGCGCCCGACTATGAGGCTCCCGGCGATAGCGGCGGAAACAACGTTTACGACGTCACGATCACGCCAACAGCCATCGACAATAGCGATGTTGGCTCCGCGCAGAGCGTCGCGGTAACTGTAACCGATGAAGCCGATACGGCTGGGAAGACCAAGACATTCGCTGGGTCGATTGCCGACAACTCCGGGTCGCACGCGGTTAGCGGCAGCATCGACATTGGGGCTGCATCAACCGACCGATATGTGCTGCTCGCCGTTTATTGCCAAGGCGCGCAGCCGGCCGACCCGACCGTTGTGGTCAACGGCGTCACCCTGACCAAACTGGTCGATGATACGTCGGGTTCTTACGTGACGTTCTGGGGTGGGCTGGTGACCTCGGGCAACGGCAGCCAGACCGTATCCGTCACGTTCGCGGACGGTGACTTTTTCTACAAGATGGCGGCAGTTTGGGTGCTCAAGGGCCTCAGTTCTACAACTCCGGTTGCTGGGACGAACACCGGCAATGCGGCTGGCTTCACGGCGATCACGGTGGCCGCCGACGACTTCCTGTTTGTCGCTCGCATCAGGGGCGGCTCGACTGACGAGGGCATGAGCAACAGCCCGACGCAGGCCCCGGATCGGTCAAGCAACATCGCGTCTGGCGCCGGGCGCGGCTTTAACGCCGATACGCTGGTTACATCAAGCACGGCGTCGTTCAACCTTGGGCTGGACAACACAACGTCCAGCACTTCGTATGTGCGGTTCGCCTGACCCCCACGCCCTGCCCACAACTGTGGGGGTAGCAGTACCTAACCGCATCGTGCTATGTGAACGGTATCGGAGTACCGCGATAGATGCCCAGCTCGCTCACCAAACTGCAAATCTGGAACCTCGCGATCGACGTGATCCGCGACACCGCGCTTCAGTCGACGACCGATGCCACGGCCACCGCACGCTGGCTCGAGCGCAACTGGCAGCACACCGTCGAGACATCTCTCCGCGCTTACCCGTGGGGCTTCGCCAAGCAGCTCAGCAAGCTCTCGGCCGACGTCGACACACCTGCCTTCGGCTGGCGCTACTTCTACACCCCGCCCGCCGGCTGGCTGCGCGTGCTGCCGATCACCCGCTACGGCGATCGCTTCGGCGCGCCGGTACCGCACGAGATCATCGGCAATCGCATCGCCACCAATGAGGGGGCACCGCTCTGCGTCCGCCTCATCATGGACAAGAGCGGCAACCCAGGTACCTGGGATAGCCTCTTCATCGAGATGGTCCGCGCCAAGCTGGCGCTCGGCATGGCGAACAAGTTCACCGCCAAGAACAAATACATCGAGATCGCCTCTCAGCTCCTGGCTGCCGCCACCGAGCAGGCCGAGCAGATCGACGCCTATGAGGGCTCGCCGGAGCCGATCGAGGCCTTCGACATCATCCGCGCGCGGGGGCAGGGCTCTGAATACCTGCCCTACAGGTGAGCCGTGGCCCGCTCGCTCAAGCTCAACTTCACCCGCGGCGCACTAACCCCGCTGATGCACGCCCGCATCGACACCGACCTCTACCGGGCCGGCGTCAAGGACATGCAGAACTGGGTGTCGCTACGCTATGGCGGCGCGACGCGCACGCCGGGCACCCGCTTTCGGGGCTTCGCAAAGCACGACGACAAGACCGCCCGCTTCCTGCCGTTCAACTTCAACCGCGCCCAGGCCTATATCATCGAGGCCGGCGACCTGTATTTCCGCTTCTGGAACCGCGACACCAAGGGGCGCGTCGAGAGCCCGCCCGGTACGCCCGTCGAGGTGGTGACGCCGTATCTCGAGGCCGACCTGAAGTACCTTCAGGTGCGCCAGTCGGGCGACCTGCTGTTCATCTTCTGCCTCGGCTACTGGCCGCGCGTGCTGACGCGCAACAGCGAGACATCGTGGTCGCTGGCGCTCTACGCCCCGCAGGACGGTCCGTATCTGGACATCAACGCGACAGCGACAACGCTCGACCCCTCAGCAGCGTCGGGCTCGGTGACGATCGTGGCGTCGTCGACGACCGGCATCAACGGCAACACCGGCTTCCAGACTTCCGACATCGGGCGCGTTATCCGTTTCCTTGAGGCGGGCGGGCGCTGGTACTGGTTTGTCATCACGGCGCGCGCCTCGACCACCTCGGTGACGGCGACCTTCATGGGGCGCGACGACGGTGACACTGCGGCGATGCCGGGGCACGTTGCCTCGGTGCTGTGGCGGCTGGGCGCCTGGAGCGGCTACGAGGGCTACCCGCGCGCGGTTGGCATGTACGAGGAGCGGCTGATCTCGGCCGCCACCTCGCAGCAGCCGACGACCGTCTGGGGCACTGTCCAGCAGGACACCAACCTCGACGACTACTCCATCCAGGCGACGCTGCTGGCCGACGACGCCGTCACCGCCAAGCTCCTCGGCTCGCTCTCCTCGATCCTGTGGATCGCGGACGGCAAGGACATCATCCTCGGCACCGAGGGCGCCTTGCGCGTGCTCGGCCGCAATGACGAGGGCGCCGCCTTCGGGCCTCTCAACGCGCGCCAGAAACCAGAGACCGAAGTGGCGGTCTCCTACGTGCCCGGCTTCTTCGTTGAGCGCATGTTGCTGTTCCTCGACAGCTACCGCGG